CTTGCACATTTAAGAGGTAGCCATTCGTTAGCTACTTTATCTGACCAAGTTATATCTTTGGAAAGAAACCAACAGTCAGAAACAGACAGTAATATTATGATAGTTAGGGTATTAAAAAATAGATATTCAGGTGATACCGGCAAAGCAACATCTTTAATATATCATAAAGATACTGGGAGATTATCTGAAGGGAACTTTGATGAATGATAAAGTTCTTACTAAATTTATTTTACAATATCTTACAGAGAAACCTGATTACTTAAAATTATCAGCTAAACAACAACGAATAGCTTATCAAACATATAAAACAATTATGATGGCTATTTATCAATCAATTAAACATGACAATATATTTCCAATTATTGTTTGTGGTGATGCACAAGCTAAAAAGGTAATTGATAAATCATTAAAGTCAGTTCAACCAATACTTCCAAGTATAGAAAAAATTACAGTACATCTAGTTCAATAATGTTTGTAAGACCTAATTGTGATTTTTGCGAAAGCAAATCAGACATCTACGAAAAAAATGATAGTAAAAAAGTTTATTATTGTGGTGGGTGTTATTTGAAGAAAAAACCTAAAAAGAATGAGACTAATCATAGACCTAGAGACCAATGGTTTTCTAGAGAAACTGGATAAAGTTCATTGTATAGTTTGCAAGGATATAGATACAGACGAAGTCTATTCATATAATCCTAATAATCTAAATGATGCTTTAGAGTTGCTAAACAAAGCTGAAGTATTAATCGGACATAATATTACTGGGTTTGATATTAAAGCATTAAGAAAAGTATTTAACTTTGATTTTAAAGGAAAACTATTTGATACACTTTTATGTTCTAGATTAATATGGACTAACAGACTAGATTTAGATTACCAACATAAAAAACTTCCACCTAAATTATATGGCAAACATTCATTAGAAGCATGGGGTTATAGAGTTGGTTTAAGAAAAGGTGACTTTCAAGAACATAATACATTTGATGAATGGACATTGGATATGCAGGATTACTGCGAAAGAGATGTTGAAGTCACACATTTATTATTTAAAGAAATTGTTCAACAAAGTTATTCTGAAGATGCAATAGAATTAGAACATAAGTTTGCTTATTGGATACAGAAGCAAGAAGAACATGGTGTAAATTTTGATGAGAGTTCTGCTCAGAACCTACATTCAATCCTTACAAAGCGAAGACTAGAGTTAGGAGACAAATTAGCTTTAGTCTTCCCTGAATGGAAGAAGTCATTAGGTTTTAAAACTTATAAGAGAGATAATAAGAAAAGAGGTATTAAAGCAGGAGTTCCAGTTGAACAATTTAAAACTGAAATCTTTAATCCTAATAGCAGAGACCACATAGCAGACAGACTTCAAGTAGTATTAGGGTGGAAACCAAACAAATTTACAGCAACAGGAAAGCCAGAAGTAAATGAGAAAATTTTAAAAGCACTTCCTTATCCTGAAGCTGAACTATTAGCTGAGTATCTTATGATTACAAAAAGATTAGGACAACTAGCTGATGGTGAACAAGCATATTTAAAATTAAACAAAAGAGGAAAAATTTATGGAAAAGTTATTACAAATGGTGCAAGGACAGGTCGTTGTACACATCATTCGCCAAACTTGGCACAATGTGTGGCAAGTGGTTCTCCATTTGGTAAAGAATTTCGTGCCTTATTTAATTCTCCTTCCAGTATGGTTATGTGTGGCATTGACTTTTCTGGTTTGGAGTTGCGTGTGCTGGGGAACTATTTGCATATATATGACAGTGGACATTTTTCAAAAAAACTTTTGGAAGATGATATACATACCATACATCAGCAAACTCTCGGACTATCCTCTCGTAATAAAGCTAAAACTTTCATTTATGCTTACATTTATGGTGCAGGAAATAAAAAACTCGCTGAAATCCTTAAAGTCAATTATGACGAAGCCAAAAGAATAAGAGAAACATTTCAAAACAAACTACCTGCATTAACTAATCTTACAAATGCAGTCGTAGATAAATTTCTAAATCAAGGTTTTATAAAAGGTCTTGATGGTAGAAAATTAATTCCAAGTGCTGAATACTCAGCTTTAAATACATTAATACAGTCAGCAGGTGCGTTGCTAGTTAAACAAGGCACAATCATATTAAATGAAGACTTACATAAAGAAGGTTTTGTCTGGGGTGAAGACTATGCAATGGTCTTACATGTCCATGATGAAATGCAGTTCATAGTCAAAGAAGACAAAATAAATTTATTTAAAATGATAGCTAAAAGACTTTTCAAGAAAACCCAAGACCATTTTAAATTTAAAACTGAATTAGATGGTGAAATAAAAGTAGGAAAAAATTGGAGTGACACACACTAATCGTTTTGACCTTGACCTAAAGTTTGGTCAAACGAAAGAAAACGAACTACAAAAAGCAGTAGAAGGATTAGTGGAGTGTAAAGCTGATAGGTTATGCCAGAAGACAGGTAATGTTTATATTGAAATAGAAAGCAGAGGAAAACCATCAGGTATAAAAGTCACTAAGGCACAGTATCAAGCATTGTGTTTAGTAGTCACTAATAGAAAAAAAGATATATGGGTTTTAATACCCACAAAAATTCTCAAAAAAATAATGACTAAGTTTCCAATTAAAAAAGGTGGAGATAATTGGACATCTAAAGGTCACATAATTCCCAAAGCAGAACTTTTAAATTTAATAGCATGATAAAAAAATTATTAAAAACTAAAATAAAATTACCTGATGTAGATGAAACAGAGTTTCCATATAAATTTTATAAATGTTGGTGGAGTGATATTTGTTCATCTAGTAATTGGGATAATTTAAACCACTTAAAAAAATCAAAACCTGCTGTCTGTATAACAATGGGTTGGTTGTTATCTACAACTAGAAACAATTATGTATTTATTGGTGACATTAACTTTAATGATGATGGCACAATTAATGAGGGTGGAAACTCAACAGTAATTCCAAAATCAAACATACTAAAACTAAAGGAGATAAAAATATGAAAACTTTAAATAGTTTTCTTAAAGACAATAAGAAGATGATGTTAGTAGATGGAGATTTACTAGCTTATAAGGTTGCTTCTGCATTAGAAGAACCTACTGACTGGGGACATGACCAGTGGACACTACATTGTGACTTCGGCATAGCTAAACAAATATTTGCACAAAATCTAAAATATTATTTAGATAAAACAAACGCAGGTACATACTTAATTGTATTTAGTGATATGTTAAATTTTAGAAAACAAATTGATGATAGTTATAAGTCTTATAGGAAAGCAATAAGAAAACCAGTTTGTTATAAAGCATTAAGAGATTGGTTAATTAAAACTTACCCATGTAAGTCTTTACCAAATCTTGAAGCTGATGATACAATAGGAATATTAGCTACAGGTGAATATAAAGATAAGTGTGTAATTATATCTGGTGATAAAGATATGAGAACTATACCTGCATGGCATTGTTCTATTATAGATAATCAAATTGAAAAAGTTGATTTAAAATTAGCAGATTATCATTTCTGC